ATAGCTACGGTGGCGTTGCCCCGGCTTTCTGTACCTGCTAAGGTACAGAATTGTATCTTTAATAAGGCGGCTTTACGCCGCCGATATAAACTTAATTTTTATAAGGAAAATGGGATAAAAAAGAAATATGTCAGTCGTTAAAAATAAGAGAAATCTATCACGCTTGGAGTTTTACAGTGTTGCTAGACAGTTGAGGGAAGATATAACAAGATTCCTGCTTAGAGATTTCGGTATTAGAAACAAAATCTATAAAGAGGTTTTGGAAGATAATACAGAATTGACGACAATCGAAGGTTACCCTGAATGGATAGTAGATTACCTTAGAAAATCAATAATCGTAACGGTAAATCAACTTATGGATAACATCGTAGCTGCTAATTCTATTTATCCCATAAATATGCGTGAAGTTGAGGAAAGGCGGATTTTGCAGGACAGAGCAATTATGAACTGCGAGCAGCTTTTACAGAAACTTACTTATTGCGCCGATGTGTTGCCGGTATCTTTATTGAAGTTCGAGCCGTATGCGGTAACGATAGATAAAGAAATCGCGTTGTTGAAAGGTTGGCGCAAGAGTACAAACACAATAAGCGCAAAGATTATGAATAAAGGCGAAAGAGTGAGGCAATAAAGAGTTAAAAAAGTTACAGGAAAACATCTATAGAGGAACGCCGAACGCCTCGAACTCCACCAACTTCTGCAATGTCAACAACAACGGTAATAGCAACAACAACAACGCAAGTAATAGCAACGGTGGCGTTGCCCCGGATTTTCAAAGGCGGTCGTAAGTGTAGGTTTTATACCGTACCGTCCACTTGGAAAGGAGATGTTTTTCTTCCAGTCTTAAATGACTGGTAAAAAAGTGCTTGATATGTTCGGGCGGACGCTGCTTGCATGGCGGAAGTTGTGTAGTTATCTTCCGTTTCATGCCCGGTAACATTACGCGGCTTATTGCTAAAATTACACACGCCGTACAGAAGAGTACGACGAAGCCGTACAAGCACATCTTTTATTTTTTTTGAAGAGGAATGAATGACGAGCGAAGAGCGAAGAAAAGGAAGAAGAGAACGCCGCGAGGCGGAGCGGAAAAAGAAACATGAAGATTATATCCGCAAATATAACGACTTCAACCTTGTTTTAGATTTAGATAATCTCAAAGCTGCCTACAGAAAATCTAGGCGCGGTGTCGCTTGGAAAGAAAGCGTACAGAGATATGATTTATTCCTTATGAGTAATCTTGCAGAAACAAAACAGAAACTTGCAAGAGGCGAGAGTATTTCAAAAGGTTTTGTTGAGTTTGACATACACGAACGCGGCAAAATGCGACATATCCGAAGTGTGCATATTTCTGAAAGAGTTGTACAGAAATGTCTTTGCGACAATGTTCTTACACCGCTTATGACACGTTCATTGATTTACGATAACGGCGCAAGTATTAAAAATAAAGGTATTCACTTTGCCATGAATCGCTTGCGATGTCATTTATCACGCTTTTACCGGGAAAATGGTAATAATAACGGTTACGCACTTGTCATAGATTTTTCAAAATACTTTGATAATATCCTGCATGAAAAACTTTTTGAAATGCAGAAGAAAAATATAACTGATGAAAGAATCTTTGAACTTTACAAAAGTTTTGTAACAGTTTTCGGAGACGGTATTTCTTTAGGGCTTGGAAGTCAGGTATCACAAATATCGGCAATTTCATATCCGAATAAATTAGACCATTATTGCAAAGAAGTCTTGCGCGTGAGATATTACGGCAGATATATGGACGATACATACCTGATTCACAAAGATAAGAAACATCTTGAATATTGTTTGACAGAGATTAAAAGAATATGCGATGAACTGGGAATTAAACTGAATCCAAAAAAGACTTGTATTGTACCACTGGACGAAGGTTTTTGGTTCTTAAAAGGTAAATATATTTTACTTCCTAGCGGTAAAATCGTATGCAAAGCGAAGAGAGACGGTATTATCCGCATGAAAAGAAAATTGAAAAGTTTTAAGAAAAAGTATGACTTAGGTTTAATGCCTAAAGAAGATGTTTATACTTCTTATCAGTCATTCAGAAGCCATTTATTACATTTTGACAGTTATTATTTAGTGAAAAACATGGATAATTTCTACAAAGGGTTATTCCATGAAGAAAATATTACAGGGGGTAGTGATTATGAAAGACGCTACAAAAAATGTTTACTTAGCGATAAAGGGCGATGTAGTCATTCATCATACCGATTTGTCGGCTATGAAAACTATGGACGGTATCAGTGTACCTGATATGACAATCACCGAAGAAGAGTTTGAAGCAGCCGGCGGACTTGTTCGCTTGATTGACGGTAAAATCTTCTTGGGAAAAACCGACGCTGAAAAGGCAAGTGAAGAGGCGATAGAAAAAATCCGTGTGCTTAAAATGCAGCTTGCGGAGACTGATTATATCGCGTCAAAAATTGCCGAAGGAAGCGCAACAACAAAAGATTACGCTGATAAAATCGCAGAGCGGCAGGAATGGAGAGCGGAAATCAATCGCCTTGAAAAACTTGTCATTTAGCGTTTTTTGACGCTACTTTATTGCAAAAAACGCGATGTATGGTGTATAATACAAAAGTACAACATGGTGTTTTCAGGGAAAACCCGAAGCCGCTATCTACTTTTTTGGTAGGTGGCGGCTTTTTTATTTTTGCGCGAGGAAATGGAAAATGCAGGATTTTATTACTAACTCTACGCCGGTAAATCTTATTATTATTGGTGCTTTTATCATCATCGCTTTAATTTTGATATTAAAAGCGGTAAAGGAACTTTCTTTTAAGTTCGGGAATAATACTTTTTCTTTTTCCAGTAAAAAAACGCAGTTAGAAGCTATTAAAGTCGTAACAGATTACGCAGATTTTAAGTACAAAATCAAAGAAGAACAGGCAGAAGGAATAACAGACCTTCACTCACAGGCAAAAAGGACGGTAACAGTTCAACTAAATCAATATGTAAAAAGAATTACTGTTGATTATATCGGCGCGCTGAATAAAAAAGGCGGCGACATTGATACAAGCTTAACTATCAATATTTTCAGTCTTTTAATGCGCCTTCTTTATAATGAAATGTACAAGTTCTGTATGGAGATTTACGAACGCAATCACTTGAAGGATAAATCGGATTCAGAACTTAAAGAACTTGCAGAAACAAACTATCAGAGACTTGCGGACATCTTTAGAAGTTTTATGCAAGTAAATTGGCTTGATGTTATGGGAAAATACGACATCTTACACGATGTTTGCGTAGAAGAAATGGACTTTGTACGCGGCTTGATGTTTCAGATTCTTGTATCATTCCGGGATTTAAGCCGGCAGAAATACGAACTTATAAACACGATAAATGATATTGATTGTAAAGTGCGCTCGAAGGTTCAGGAGTCGGGCGCACTTCCCACTAACGCGATTTCAATTCTTTCAGACCTTTATATACCCGGAACAGGGCTTAACAGAAATAGCGTAGAAAAATGGCTTAATCAGGATATTACGACACCTGCAAAATAAAATCAAATTACATAAAACAAAAACTTAAATCAGGGGGGGTAAATGAAAATGATTGATTCACAGTTTTTGCTTAAAGTTTTTACCGCAGCTTTTGCGACGGTAGGTATTGAAGAGTTCATCAAGAACTTTTTGAAGACTAAAAAGACATGGGTATATGCACTTCTTATGATTCCGCTTTCTATCGGCAGTTATTTTTCTGTCGAAGTGCTGCCTATGTGGGTAATCGGCGGACTTTTGACAATAGGGTGTGTTCAGATTTCATATCAGACTATTGTGCAGGGATTCAAGGCAATTATTGAAAACCTTGCGAGTAGAATCGGCAGCGGCGACAAGGGGGCTGAAAATGTTTAAGCAGCAGTTATGCTCGAAAATCGGTAAAAGCGGTTGTTATTTTCTTTCACTGGTATATATCGCTGAATCTATTACCAAAAAAGACATTGATATTTTTACGCTTTATGAAAAGGCGTTAAAAGAAAAGTGGATTGATTCAGATTGTTTCATGGAACGCCCGGCGGATATGATGTCATATCTTTTAGGCAAAAAGTGTGATGTACGACACGACAAGGTAGGTTACAAGCCTTTAAGCAATGAATACGAGATTACTCGTTATGAACTTAAAGAAACCGGCGTAACATACAGTCATTTTGTAGTAACACGCAACGGCAAACTGATTCACGACCCATTTGGCGAGAGCCGTACACGGACAAAGGGAAAAGCGGTTAGCACAAGAATTATCAAAGTGCTTTAATCAATAATCTGCATGAATTACGGAGATTAAGACTATGAGAGGTATTAACTATGAAAAGAAAATTGTTATGTATCTTTTTATCGGTGTTTGTCTTTTTATGTTTGCCGGTTGCTGCACTTGCGGAAGAATCAACGCCGACACTAAAGACATTATCGCAGGAAATTCACGCGCAACTGGAAAACTTGAAGCAACAATCACGGCACTTGACGGAACAGTTACTAATAGCCGAGAACGAATTGCAAACATCATCGAAACGAGTAGAGGAATTACAGACGGAGTTGAGCGAGTTGAATATCTGTTTAACGAATACGAATCAGAAGTTGAGCGATTACTCGACGAAATTGACAGAATACGAAACGAAGCTGAAATTCAGGGCGAAGATAATAACGATAGCGGCGATAATTCTACTGATTTTTATAATGGTTCGCGTTATCTTATTGATTCTAAAAATAAAGTTCGGGATAAAGATTCCTTACTTGCTGAATCTTCTACTATAACCGATAAAGTAAATTAAAAGCGGACAAAAACGGATAATAATTTGATTTCTTCTTTCAGTCAAAGGCGGAGAGGGAATCTATAACCGCTTGTACTACATGGCGTTTTTTTTCAGGCAGCATTGAAACATCATAGGCGAGTTTATCAGTCTTATCTATTTCGGGAAGTTCGCCGGTTATCAGGTATTCAACGGTAACGCCTAGAGCAGCGGCGATTTTTACGGCAATATCGGCGCGAGGATAAGAGCCGGTTACTTTCCATGTAGATATACCGTTGCTACTTATTCCACATATATCGGCAAGTTTTTTTTGCTGCATATTCTTATCTTTTAGCAGTCTTTCCAGTCTTTCATAAAATAATTCTGTACGCATATTGCCATTATCGGTAAAAATATTGATTTTTTCTACTACCTAGAATAAAGCATAGTGCAAATAAGAAGAAAGTTGAATTATTTGAATCAGAATAAATGACAGTGCAAATAAGAAGATAATTGTATGTTATTGAGATTCTTAAAAATGAATCGTTAATTGACAAAATCGCATATAAGAATTAGAATACTTATAAATCCTCGTATGAGAACATACAGAGAGTTCTTTTGCCGTCCTAGCGAGCGGTCAGGCTTGCTAGGACATCTTTTTTTAGGGTAAAAGCATGAGTAAAGTTTACATATCAGGCAGAATCACAGGTAACGAAAATTATGTAAAAGATTTTGAGAATCGGGCAAGACAATTAAAATCTTTAGGCTATTATCCGATAAATCCAGTACGAATATATGAGCGTCTTAAAGCGCAGCTAGGCAGAGAGCCTACACGCCGGGAAATAATGAACGAAGACATAAGAGAATTAAAAAAGTGCGATTATATAAACTTTCTTGATAACTGGGAAGAATCAGAAGGCGCAAGAGAAGAACACGAAACCGCCGTAAAAGAAAATATAACAATCCTTAAAACTACAATGCTTTCTAATCATTGGTAAATATATCTTTAATAGTGCATAGTTTAGTATTATATGCAAAATATTCTAAATTATGCACATATTTTCTTACAATCCGTAAGCATATATTCATAAATAATATTCTTTAGCGATGTACTCATTGTTTCGCCTATACCGTCTTGCAAGTTATCGCGTAATGTTACAGGATAAAAAATACCGTCTACAAGTGCTTTCATGCCGTCTTTATAAATACACAATTCAATTTTCTTTTTTGCGATGTCCGGCGCGGATATGCTGAACTTATAGCCCTGAAATGATATAACGCCGGAATTGTCGGTAGTGCGCTCAAACTTGCTGCAAATAAAATCTTTATAGTTTGCCGGTGGTTTACGCCATACGGCGGCTTTTTTGGCGACTATTCCAAACTCATTATTAAAAATGTCGATGTATTTTGTTTTTAAGAAGTCGTTTGCAGCCTGAATTGTTTTTATTTTGTAATGCTTGAAATACCACGGCAAGCGACCTTGTAAAGTTCTCCACATTCTTTCTACGCGCCCTTTGGCTTGCGGCGACCATGCAAGAATCTGTTTAATACGCAGCTTGTCAAGAATCTGTTGCCATTGTGTACGCTTTTCATGCACTCCGGCGAGTTGTTCCTGAATCGTAAGTTTATCTTTATCTTTTGGACTTACGCAGAAAATTGCAGACCTATCAGAATAAATATCAAACATTAAACCGTGTCTATCAATCGTTTGTTCCAGTATGTCATAATATCCATAACTACATTCATTTTCAGTCATACATAAGCCGGTTAATTTTTCTTCCGCGTCGTCGATTGCTCCATGCAGTGTGTAATATGATGTATCGCCGCACCATAAAAACCATTGATACGGTGTCGCGTCAATCTGTATTAAATCACCGGCAGAATCACGGCGGTATCTAGGGCGATGTACTTTATCTTTTTTCGGTTTATTGTGCTTTTCCGGGGAATCTATTCCGGCTTCTGTAAGGACTGTATAAATTGTTCGGTAGGAATAATGAATGTCGTAATAATCGTTTAATGCTTTCCTGAAAAAGTGGAAATTAACGCCGTCAAAATCAGTTCTGTAGGTGTCGATAATTTTCTTTTTGACATCATCAGGAACGGTATTTTTAGGCTTCATTCCTTTATGTCCGTTAATTAAAACCTTCTCACCTTTCTTTTTAAACCTGCCTTTTAAGACGCATAAATGAGATTTAGTGTAGCCGGTTATCCGGGAAACTTGGTTGAGAGTATATTTATTATCAATCAATCCTTGCAGATAATAAGCAAGATTTTCTCTATCGTGAGGGTGTTTTACAGTACGCATATAATCACCTCGGCACTTTATTATTGGCAGAAACATTCTAAAACTTTACTTTTTTGTGTCATAAATGGCGCGTTTTGGTTGTCATTTGGTTGTCAAAATTGTGTCAAATTGTCATACATTAAGCGTGTCAAATTGTCGTTAAGCATAAAAACAAACTGACATTATCAAAAATGACAAGAAAATGACAATTATTTGTCAAAAGATTGTCAACACAATGACAAAAAGTGTGTCTTTTGGTTGCGTTTTGGTTGTCATTTGGTTGCAAAATGTCCGCCTAGTATAGGATAGTATAGGTTAGGTAAGATTAGTATAGACAAGCACAGGCAAGCACAATGTTGTCATGTTGTCAAAAAGTTGTCATAGAGTTGCACAAAAGTTGCAATTTTGATTTTGTGTGTTTATGTGTGTGTTTTTGAATCCTGATTCTTAAACATTCTTAAAAAATCCAGTGCAAACATATTGCGCATTAAATCCGCTTTTGGTATAACTCACTTATTCCCGAAAAATACCGTTTCCAGTTGCCGCAAAAAAAATAAAAAAAAGCTGATTTAGATTAACAAAAAGTATTGACACTGTAGATAATCGGTGCTAATCTTTAAGCAACTTGGAAAAAGCAAATCGAAATGCTTTTTCGGTACGAGTTGTTAGGATTAGCGTACTTTCCTAACCGCTTGTCGGTTCTTGCAGAAATGCAAGTATTAAGGGCTTGGTTCAAGTACGCAGAATCAAGCCCTTTGTTTTTGGCAAAAGGGCTAGGAATGTATGAAAAACGAGGAGATTAAAACAAACCTGCAAAAACTCTTTAATTGCAAAGCAGTACATGAGTTCACTCACCACTACCTGACGACTGAAAAAGGCGACAAGAGCGGAAGACACAACGGTCTTTTTTGGGCGACATTCTACGACTTCTTAGAAAAAGCTATTACACTGGGGTTTTACGAGCGAACACGCAGCGAAGAAACACAGAAACTTATCGAAGAAGCAAAACAGATTCAGAAAGCCATTATTGACGCACAGAAACAACTGGGCGAAATCCTGACAAAAATCTATGACAGTTGCGACCGCAACAACGAGCGCAAGGAAGATGTAATCGAGCATGACTTACAGATTACGCGCAGCAAGGCAAAAGAATACCTGAAAATGCGCAATTCAGAAACAAAATCTGATGAAATGGCAAAAGTCATTAACTCTGCAAAAGACATGATGATAAAAGCAGCGGCACAGAAGGCGGCTGACGAGGGGAAAACTGTTGAACAGGTTAAGCAGATTGCAAAGGCAAAGCCGGTAGACGACGACCTTGAAAGCCCTGAAAGTTTACGTCGCGAAGAAAAGCGTCTTGAAACAACAATCGAGAGATTGAATGACAGACTTGTGCAGGTTCAAGAGACATTGCGCAGCATGGCAGGGGGCGAGTAATGGCTGATACAATCGAACTTTCAAAAACACAACGTCGAGTATTCGACTACATGATTGATTTCGGTTCTATCACCACTGTACAGGCATTTACTGACTTAGGCGAATCTAGGCTTTCTGCACGGATTTTTGAATTGCAGAAAAAAGGCGTTCATATTTCCGGCGAAATAATTCTTGTAAAGAATCGCTACGGAGAGCCTAGACGCGTAAAGCGTTATTACATCGGGTAGGCAGCTTATGAAGTTGCATAGGGTGGTAATTGAGTACGGCGATAAAAAAATCGACTTGTACGAAACGGAACACGAGGGGAAAAAGTTTACCGGGACTTTCCGGGAGTGCTTATTGTTCTGTATGGGCTACGGCACTGACCAAGCGGCAGAATTGCGCTACGAAATGGCAAGATTAAACCGCATGGCAAATAAAAAGACGGCTGATGTCTCAAAAACAGAAGGGGTAAAACATCATGTTGTATGAAAAGGTTCTTGACTTGGGTAATGTGCATTTTACAGATACAAGCAAGTACACACACGAACAGTGGCTTAAATTGCGCACTACTGGAATCGGCGGCTCGGACGCAGGAGCGATTTTAGGACTTAACAAGTATTCAACGCCTTTAAGCGTTTATCTTGCGAAAAAAGACTTTGCAAGTTTTGAAGGCAATAAGGCTACTGAATGGGGCAATATTCTCGAAGACCCTATCAGACAGAAGGCGCGCGCCGACTTGGGAATTGAGATTGAGACAGTTCCGGGAATGTTCTGTAACAAAGAACATGAGTTTATGAACGCGAACTTTGACGGACTTGTTTTTGTGGACGGTGAAAAAGAAATCGCCGGTAGTGTTGTTAGTGGTCTTGGCGGACACGAAATTAAAACATCACGCACCGGCGAGGGATTCACAAACGACGAAGTTCCTGACAGTTACTACGCGCAGGTTCAACACTACATGGCAGTTACTGGGCTTTCATGGTTTGTTCTCACCGTTTTTATTTTCGACCAGTACGAAGGCAGACATTATGTAATTCCGCGCAACGATGATTTTATTTCGCAGCTTATCGACCGCGAAACAGACTTTTGGGAAAACAATGTACTTGCAGATAACGCGCCTTCACCTACAGGAAATGAAAACGAACTTGAACTTGTAAAATCCTTGCCTATGGCGGCAGAAATCGAACTTGACGGCGATTGTGAAACAATGCTCGACGAAAAAGAGGTTATCGACGCGCAGATTAAGGATTTACAGGCAAAATCAGACGCAATCAAAGAGCAGATTCTTATGCGCATGAGTGCTGCAAGTAACGGCGAAAACGCTGAAAAAGCAACGGCAATTATCGGCGCATGGAAGGTTACATACAACACACAGACTACAAAGCGCGTTGATACAAACGCCATGAAAAAAGCCGGGATTTACGAAGCATACGCAAAAGATAGCGTAAGCCGCGTTCTTAGAATCACAAAATCGAAGGGGTAAATATATGCGTGAAGTATCAGAAGAGCCTTTAACAAATGAGCAGGTTGTTTGCCTTCAAGGAATCGAAAAATGCGATAATTTCCTGAAAAACTGGGATATGCGCGGATATAAAAAAGGCGACATAAAGGTTTGCGAATATGCTGATGAAGTGTCGCCGGAAAAAGTCGCAGAGACTTTCAAAAAGTTCAATCGTGAACTTATAGACGGCGGAGCGGATAAATGCCCGGATTTTTGCCTTGTAATTTTCTTTGCAAACGCAAAACAAGGTTTTATCTTGCGTTTGGTTGCGATACAGGAGCGTGAAGAAAATGAGGTTTTTATGGCTTGATACAGAAACGACAGGACTTGAAGTTACTGATTCGGCAGCTTTTGAACTTGCATTTATTTTAGTGGACGGCGGAAAGGTTATTTGTGAAAGATGTTTCTTCCTGAATCCACTGAATGACACAATCAAGTATCACGAGGAAGCCGGAAAGGTACACGGATATTCGGAGCAGGATATAAAGTCATTCCCGGACGAAAGGGAGCAAATGCCGAAAATTGCGAACTTCTTGGAAGAGGCGCGCGAACTTTGGCAGAAGGACGGCAGCAAGAGCGAGAAGTTAGTTATAGCCGGTTACAATGTCGAGTTTGACATTAAGCACCTGAAAGCGTTGCTTGAAAGAAACGGCTACAAGTTTGAGGACTACTTCTCAAACATTATTGCTGATGTTTTCGTACAGGTAAAAAGAGCCGGTATGCAAAAAGCGTTACCGTACTTGCCTGATAGAAAACTGGGAACAGTTGCTAAACACTTGGGCGTTAATCTTGAAAACGCGCACGACGCTTTAGCAGATATTAAGGCGACAAGAGAAGTTGCCGGAAAACTTTACAAACTGGGCGTAGCCCTTCTTTAGGAGACCTGAAAACATGAATGTAAACGGAAATAACGCAAATACAAAACTTGCAAATGTAAACAACGGCGCAAAGCCGACTTTGAAACAGTGGGTTGCTAAAATGAGCGACCAAATTAAAAACGCGCTTCCTGCAAATATCACGCCTGAACGCATGATGAGAATTGCACTCACCGCGCTTTCAAAGGACGCTAAACTTGCGAACTCTACGCCTGAATCTTTTATGGGCGCACTTCTTACAAGCGCGCAGCTTGGACTTGAATGTAATACACCGCTCGGACAGGCTTATTTGATTCCGTATCAGAATAAGGGTGTACTTGAAACACAGTTCCAGTTAGGTTATCAGGGTTTAATTGACCTTTGCTACCGTACAGGACAGTACAAAAAGATTGTAGCGCGCATTGTCTACGAAGGCGACGACTTTGACTATTCATACGGACTTGAAGAAAAACTGATTCACAGACCGCGCGAAAAATCAGACAAACCGATTTATGTTTACGGACTTTACGAACTGAAAAATGGCGCGAGCGCGTTTGAAGTTATGTCATGGGAAGCCGTAATGAATCACGCTAAAAAATACTCACAGAGCGTGAAAAAGGGTTATACATCACCGTGGACTACAGACCCGGAAAGCATGGCAAAAAAGACCGTTCTTAAAAAAGTTTTGAAGTATGCGCCGAAGGCAGTTGAAAACGCTGAACTTATTGCAGAGGCAGTAAACGGCGATAGCGCAATTATCAAAACAAACATCATCAAAGACGGCAATCAGTACACAGTTACAAAAGACTTTGACTATTCGCCGGAAAATGTGATTGAGACAGATACAAAAGAGCCGGAAAAAATCGAGCAGAAGACAGAAACACCGGCTGCACCTGAAAGCGCGCCGGTAGAAACACCTGACGACGCAGGAATTGACGCCGCTTTTGAGGCACAGGCTGAAATGTACGACAAGGGCGAGATTCCGGCAGGAGACGGACTTTTTTAAGGGGTGAACGGTGAAAATAACAGGATTCTTTCACGGCGTTTTATACAAGAATCAAATTGTTTTACGCGCCGCCGACCCTAAAGACTTGCAGTTGATTTACAAACTTTTCAACGGCAAGAAATCAAGAGAGGAACGCAGCAAGAGCGAGATTCTTCTGAAATGCGACATTGACGCGCAATTTCAACACAGAAGCTACAAGCAGCTTAATAGCGTTTGGAAGTTAATCACTGTTATTTTTGAGAGCATGGAAGGCAGAAAGCCGACAGAAAGCGAGCGTTACGACTTGTATTTAGATTTACTGGAAGAGTACGCCGATAAAACGCCTTCACGATTCAGGAAGGACACTTTAAGAGCGGTACATATTTCAGAATCTAATACAGTTGCGGCGGCGCGATTTATTGACGGTTTACTGTATCACTTGGCTACACAATGCGAACTTAATTACGACTTGCAAGCTGATGTTAGAAAAGTTCTCTACGAGTGGGAAATATGGCGCGGCAAGCAGGAACACGATTTTAAGGACGACATGACGGTTAGCGAGTGGAGAGAAAGAGCGGTTTACAGTGAGGCGAGCGGTTTAGGCGGTAGTGTAGATTGCCACCACATTGTAAGCCGGGGAGCAGCACCACAATTCGCAGATTGCGCTTGGAATGTGCTTGCCCTGACGCGTGAAGAACATGAGTTTTTTCACGCGCACGGTTGGAACGCTTTTTTTGACAAATATCCGCACTTGCGCGGAAAAGTAGAAAGAGCGTTTGAAAAAGCCGGACATTTACCGATTCCACAATGGACTACGCCGGAAAATGTTCAGGTTGAAAACTTAGCAGAATTAGCATTAAGGGGATAACGAAATGGAAACAAATCCTTTGTCATTGATAATCAAAGAAAAAACACTTGGAAACCTTGTAACAAACGCAAAAGACATTAAAGCGTATGTCGAGGAAAAACTTAAAGAGTATTCGGTAGACAATTATGCCGGAGACGCTAAGCAGGCTGCAAAAGACAAGGCAGAAATCAACGCGGCAATTAAAACTTTGAACGACCGCAGAATTGCACTTGAAAAAGAGTGGAATATGCCATTTGCAGAGTTCAAAAACATCATTTCAGAAACTTGCGACATGATGAAGACCGCAAGCGGCAAACTTGATGTCATTGTAAAGGCAAGAGAAGAAGAGGAAAAGGCGCAGAAAAAAGCGCAGATTATCGAACTTTGGAACGGCAAAAACTTCAATCTTGTACCGCTTGACCGCATTTTCAATGCAAAATGGCTGAATAAAACAACGAAACTTGCAGCGGTAGACGCTGAAATTGACACAATCATTAAAAACATTACTGGCGACCTTGCTTCACTGGACGCTTTCGGCGAAGACACCGCAATTCTCAAAGACCTGTATTTGTCTACTCTCAACTTGCAGCAGACCTTAAACAAGGGCGCAGAATTGAAAGCAAACCGCGAACGCCTTGCACAGTTGGAAGCGGAAAAGAAGGCGCGCGAAGAAAAAGAAAAGGCAGAAAATGAAACTTTCGGGATTCAGGAAGAAGAAACAAAAGAGCCTGAAAACACGCCGGTTGAAGATACCTACAATGTCAATTTTGAGACACGCGAAGTAGAAAAGGTTGCACCAAAACAGGCAGCACCGGCAGCAGCTACAGGCGGCACAATTTACACCTTCAATGTTTTTGGAAACGAAAATGAGATTGACAGTGTGCGCGCTATTGCTGATGAAATGGGGCTTGAAATAATTCCCGGAATTACTTTGAAGGGCAATGCAAGACAGATTGCAACTTTCAAGGAATTACTCACAGATAACGGAATCGGTTACGACAAGACCGCAATAATAAATCTTGCTGCAAAAAGAATTGATTAAAAATAGGGGGATAAAGGAAATGGCAGAGCGGAGAATGTTTTCAAAGTCTATCACAGAATCGGACGCATTTTTAGATTTGCCGTTTTCTGCACAGGCTTTGTACTTTCACATGGCAATGAACGCCGACGACGAAGGATTTATAAACAGTTCACGCCGTATTTGCGGAATGTGCGGAGCGCAGGAAAACGACTTAAAAATACTTGTTGCTAAAGGCTTTATGATTCACTTTGATTCAG